AAATAATCGAAACAAAAAATATTATGGAAACAGTAGAAATTGTAGTGTTGGTACTTTTAGCAGCATGGTCGGTGCTTATGATAGCAGCCGGCTGGAATAATCACGGTAAGAAACGTAATAATAACAATTAAAAAAAACAAAACAACAATGGAAAGATTAATGAATTTGACACAGGAGGAAATGCTTGCTTTTGTGCAGACTGAAGTAAAAGAATCTGAAGTTGAAAAGATGATGGCAACACATACGATCATTCAGAAATTCGGAAAGAAGTATGTTGTTTGCAAGTGCACGCGGCCGCTCGGTTATGAGGCAGATTTCTTGAATTCAGGCATGGCGCTGACAGGTATTTTACTCGAAGGCGAAAGTTTGCGCGATTTCATAGAATATCGGCTGAGAATGAAAAATGTTTGGAAAATAAGAAGTCGAAGAAGGCATAATTGACAAAAAACTTATGGTAATGTTACAAGACACGGAGATGATCATGTAAGACGATAGATATTTAATAAATGTATCAATATGTAAAAACTATGTGCTATTTAGTTAAAATCGTTTGTTTTTGTTAAAATCGTTTTTCGGTCGTTTTTAGTTTCATGGAGCGGTGTGCAAATTTTTTTGATTTTTGCTCGCCGCTCCTATTTTTTCTTTAATTAGTTATGTTTCAGGTTATTAAGTGAGTTGAAAAATAAAAAAGTAAAATTTTGCTCCGAATTTTTACCGAAAATTTTATTCGAGCAATTATTTGAGTTTCAGTGATTAATGAGTAAAAAATAAAAAATAAATTACTTTATATAGAATATTAAATAATAATTATAAGAGTAGTATAGTATTCTATATATAGTTTTTAAAACAACTGCTTATTTTATATTTTTCGCTGAAACGTAATACAGGAGCTGCTTTGAGGCGATAAGCAAAAAAATGTAAATTTATTTTCTGCATTTTGGCTTGTTTGCAATCGAATTTTTGATGAATTTCATAGAATTTTGAAAAATATTTCGGTTTTTGAGAACAACGTATGAAAAATTACACTATATTTGGCGCGATGATGGAAATTAAATATGAAAGTATCGGAATTAAAACCGCTTGAAAAGAACCCGTTCAAATCTGTCGGAGATGAGCAAATAAAGAAGATTGCAAAATCGATACAGGAATTTGAACGCATGATGGAAATTCGTCGGATCGTTATCGACGAAGATAACAATATTCTCGGAGGGAATAAACGGTACTTCGCACTGAAGAAACTCGGATACAAAGAAATACCAGATGCGTGGATCGAAAAAGTTGAAGGATTGACTGAAGAACAAAAGAAGGAATTTATCGTAAAAGACAACGCGCATTGGGGAAGCGAATGGGATTACGAGTTACTCGGTGAATGGAACGTTGATCTTGAATCGTGGGGAGTACCTATTGAAAATAAATCGGAAACAGAAATATTAAGCGAATTGAAGTTTGAAAGTATTTATTATGAACCTACAGAAAAGCCTAATATAAAATTAATCGATTGCATTGACACTGAAAAATTCGATGCTAAGATAAAAGTTATCGAAGAATCAGATTTAAGCGATGAAAAGAAAGAAGTATTGAAAATGTTTGCATATCGATTTCTAAAGATTGATTTCGAAAATGTTGCAAATTACTACTATTTCAATGCTGACGAAAAAGAAAAGCGAGTTATTGAGCGACTGCGGTTAGTGCTTTGCGATGAAGGATTACAAGGATTTCTCGAAGATGATATTTTAAGAGCAAATAGCAAATTGGAAGGATGGAAAATAGAAGATGATGAAAACTGAAATGATTGACATATTTATTCCGTCGTATCACAGAGCTAAGAATTTGAAGACTGTGAAATATTTCGTTAAAATTGGCTGGAACGTAAAAAATATACATGTGTTTATCGATGATGAAGCAGAAGATAAATCAGAATACGAAGCATTGGCACAAGAAATTGGATTTAATCTTTTCGTTTTTGATATGAATGAAGCAAGGCAAAGATATGATTATGTGCATAGAGCAAGTATTTCGAGACGTTCAGCTGGACAGGCACGAAATATGTTTTACGATTACGCAAAAGAGAAAGGAATAGAATTTTACATGGTACAGGACGACGATACTGAAAGTTATCAAGTGAAATATAAAGGAAAAACTATTCGTTCAGCTAATATTGACGATATCACAACTATTTTTGAAAGTGTTTGTGAATTGATGTATAAGAGACATATCGGTTGTTTCGGAATAAGTCAAACAGGGGATTTTATCGGAGGAGTAGATAATAAATTGCTTCGAAATAAAGTAATGAATACTACGTTTATTTTGACAAAATATATCTATCGAGGAGAACGAGGAGTACAGGATGATGACACAAGTCAATTTGTAGGAATAATGAACGAAGGATTATTTACAGGAAGCTACGGAGATGGATTAGTCCTCAAGCAAACGATGTCGGCAACTGCAAAAGGAGGATTGACTGATTTATACAATGAATGCAAATTGTTGAATAAGGCACTTGTTACACCGATACAGTTTCCGAGTGCTATTTATGCAGAAAAACAGGTTAAAAACGGAGGCAGGTTACATCATCACATACAGCGACGATATTTGTATCCGATGATATTAAAAGGAGTTGGAAAAGATAACATAGCATGGGATACGTATCCTGAAGATTATCCATTTACAAATGAACCAAAACGAAAAAATTATGGCACTATACGATAAACAGGAATTGGTAAAGATGGCTGAAGAAGCGATAAAGCGAAACAATTTGTTTTTCGTTAACGATATAATTGCTTGGCTTCCGTGCAGCACATCGACATTCTATGAGTTATTTCCTGAAGGCTCGGAAGAATCGGAATACTTTAAGAGATTGTTGAATGAGAACAAGATACGCACGAAGTCGGCTATCAGATCGAAGTTATTTAAATCGGACAAGGCAGGCGAGTTATTGGCGTTGTATCGATTGATATGTACACCTGATGAGCGAAGGATGCTAAATCAGCAATATATAGAGATGAACACGAACGACAAAGGATTTACGGTTAATTTCATAGACAAGTCAAAAGACGACGACAAATGAACATCGAGACAGGGACAATATTTAAGATGACAAAGAAAGCCTTTGAAGACGAAAAGAAGATCGTTATTTTGAAAGGCGGGACAGGGTCAGGCAAGACGTTCGACGTCATGTTGTTTCTGTTATATATCGCTTTGAAGTTGAAGGATCAGGTGATAACGGTTGTCTCTGAATCGAGGCCTCACCTCGACATCGGGGCTATACGTATATTGGAAGGAATTTGTAAGAAGATCGGATTGTGGACAAAAGACAATTGGAACATCACGACGGCACGATGGACAGCGCCTACAGGCAGCATTATCGAGTTTTTCTCTGCTGACAGGATCGACAAGGCGCTCGGAGCACGACGTGATTGGTTGTTCGGGAATGAAATAAATTCACTGAAGAAGGACGTATGGGATGAATTGGCAAGACGATCGGAGAACGTTATCGGAGACTTTAATCCGACGTCTCAATTCTGGCTTGAAGATTGGTTGATGAATTATAACGACACGATCGTAATTAAATCGAATTATCTCGATAATCCTTTTTTGCCTGAAACAGAGAAAAACAGGATCGCAACGCGTGCAAAGCGAGACAAGAATTTCAAACGAATACACATCGATTGTGAGTACGGAATAAGTGAAGGAGTTATTTTTAGCAATTGGCAGCAAATCGATGTTATGCCTGAAGGCGAAGGAGTTTACGGTTTGGACTATGGTTTCTCAAACGATCCGACGGCGCTTGTAAAAGTTATCGAAACACCTGAAGCGTTCTATGTTGACGAACTGATTTACAGGACAGGATTATTAAACCGCGACATAGTTAGATTGATGGAGCAATTAGGTATAAGAAAAGATTACGACGAAATCATTGCTGACAGTGCAGAACCAAAAAGCATTCAAGAGATGCACAACGCTGGTTTCAATGTGAAGCCAGCAAAGAAGGGAGCTGACAGCATACGTGCAGGTATCGACAAGTTGAAAAGTAAGCCGATTTACGTTACGAAGCGAAGCACAAATTTGATTAAGGAGTTTCGAAACTATTGCTGGGCAGTTGACAAAGACGGAAAGCCGACGAACAAGCCGATCGACGCTTATAATCACGGAGTTGACGCATGTCGCTATGCTATTTCGCCAGAACACAATTTTAAATTTGCTATAAAATAAAATCGATGGGACTGTTTACAAGAAAGAAAAAGACGGATAACGTTCAGAAGTTGCAAACGTTTTATGCTTCTGTTATCGGGAGTAACCCTGTTGTTTGGTACAGCTACAACGCTGAAGACTTTGTGAAGAACGGTTACACGTCGAACGCTGAGATTTATAGCATTGTAAAAAAGATCATCGATAAGGCCAACATTGCAACACCTTACGTTTATGTTGATAAACAAGGAGTTAAATCGAGAAGATACTTGACAACGAAAGGATCGAGAGACACGGCCTTCGGTGCTGCCGAACATCGTCTCGAGATACATAAAGCGCTCGATTACGCACCTGACAATCTCGATTTGTCGATGTTATTGAAGAAGCCGAACGCGGAGCAAACATGGAGGGAGTTTATCACGCTTGCAAGAATTTTCTATTTCGTACAAGGTGAAGCGTTTATCTACCGCGAGGCAGGAGATGACAATTGTGCATTATCGCTTCATGTTATCCCTGCGCACCTGATGAACATGCACATCGATAACGGAAAGCTGGTAGGATGGAGGATGAATTTGTTGAACGGACAGTTTCGCGATTTTCTCGGCGACGACATGAACGACATACTTCACATGAAGATGCCTAACCCGTTGTTCGACGCGAAATATAGTCAGTTTCGAGGATTGTCTCCGTTGCTTGCAGGTTTGAAATATTTGAAGCTTGACGACACTGCTATTGAGAGCTGGGTTAAGTCGGTTGAGAACGAAGGAGCGAAAGGACTTATTTCACCGAACCATCCGAACCCTGAATTGTGGTTGACGCCTGATCAGGTTGACAAGACGCAGGCAACGGTAGAGACAAAGATACACGGATCTGATAACAGAAACAAGATCGTTGTAAGTGCAATGCCGCTGCAGTACACACACATCGGCTTGTCTCCTGATGCGTTGAACATCATACAGGGCCTTGATCATGCAGGTTACAAATTGTGCGATTTGTGGGGAGTGCCAGCAACGTTATTCGATCCGAACCCGACGTATCAAAATATGAAAGCTGCGAGTGAACGTTTCGTTAAGGAAGTTATATTGCCTTACTTGTCAGCTGAAGAGGACAAGCTAAACAGCTGGCTTGTTGAACCTTTCAAAATACGCGACAAAAAGAATTACGTTATAGATTACGACTTGTCGTCGTATGAAGAATTGAGGTTGACTGCTGATCAAACCGATGCCTATTTGAAAACTCACACGATCAATGAAGTACGTGTGATGTTGGGAAGCGATGAGCTTGACGAAGAATATGCAAATCAGGTGTTCGTACAGCAAGGGATGGTCCCGTTATCTGATTATAACGTCGATGATATACAGATTTAAAAGATGAGACTTACGCGTTACATACAGATCGAAAGCAGAAGGCAGGCAACTTATGAAAGGTTGTTTGCAAAAGAAGTTTTGAAAGCGTTCAAAAAGAATGCAGAGATGTGGATCGATTATAACATTGTAGGTAATGCGGTTGGTGAAGCACTTGAAAAGGTTTATCGAGTTACGTTACAGGATTACTTGTCGAGACAATGGGATCAATTAGACGGCAACGTTATTCAGAAGAAGGAAAGATTTTTCATGCCTGCATGGTCGCAGTGGATCGAGAATTATATATTAGCTACATTGGTAAACAAGGTAGTCGGCATTGACGACACGACACGTGAGCTTCTGATGCAGGAAACGATCGCAAGCACGTCCATCGGTGAAAGCAGATCAGAATTTTCAAAGCGGATCATGAACGTGATGGGAGGTGCTGCAGGCAAAAGAAGGGCGAGAGTTATCGCGAGAACTGAAGCAGGAAACGCTATAAACATAGCAAAAGCGAAATCTGCAGAAGATTGGGCAGCACAAACTGATATACCGATTGGCAAATTGTGGATACATCGCGGCGCGAAAGACCCGCGCGATTGGCATGTTGCGATGGATACAGGTGTTGAGATACCTAAGGACGAACCGTTCATCGTTACCGATCCGAATACAGGGATCACCGACAGAATGATGTATCCGCATGATCCTTCTGCTTCAGCAGGCAACGTGATCAATTGCGGTTGTCAGGTTATTTATGTACGACTAAAAACAGAACAAGATGGAAGAAATAATTTTTAAAAACCTTTCAGAATTTCGCGATATCGATGAGCAAACAGGTATCATCAAAGGTTACGCGAATGTTTACAAT